GACTTACCGATGTGCTGAACCTTTCACTTACCTATGTGTTGAGCTTCTCCACTTACCGATGTGCTGAACCCGCACCCGCAATGCTGACGGAGAGCGTGACATCCTGTCCAAGGGTGTAATCGATGCCGAGTTTGCTCAAAAGATCCGCTTCCATCGCGATTTCGCCGTCACTTTCGGGAAATCTGCCTTCGTTAACCGTAATATGGCCGAGTTTTTTCAGCGTTTCGTCCACTGTGCCGATGCCGTCCTCCCCGATTGTTCCGTAAACATTCATGACGCCGAGTTCATCCAGCCAGTCGCTGTTTGCGGCTGCACCCTTAAGCTTTGAATTGATGCCCGGCAGAATCAACTGCCACTCGCCGTAGGTCGTTTTTCTGAACACATCGTTTGTTTTTATCATGCTTCCCGAAACGGACAGCGTGATAACCGCAAATGCAAACGATATTGCCAGGATAACGCTCATAAGAACGCTGCTGCGCTTTTTTCCGCAAACGCTTTGCCACGCCAGCTTCAAACACTCCATTTTTGCCTCCGATCCGACAGCGGGTTTCCGCCCGCTGTCCGCTTTGCTGCTGATTATACCCCTTATTGTAAATTAAAAACCTTACGAACAGCTTTCAGCGTGCCTTACAATAACGTAAGACGGGCACGGCTGCACATATTATGTGTCGAAAATACGCCGCCGAAAAACAAAAAACAGCCGAATAAGTCCGCATTCACTTAAGGACGAAAGGCGCTCAAAAAGGATACGGCATAGCTTACGATCATGTAGGCTATGCCGTTTCTTTTTGCTCTTGTTGTGGGACACCTACCACGCCGATAAAGTTCCACCAGATGACCAAGGTCTGCTTTTTTGCCCGTGTGCCGGGGACTTTCTCCAGTTTCTTCACCTCGATCTTCTCCACGAAAGATCGGATGATCTCTGCGGTAAGTTCCGTAATGTCCGTATACCGGCGCACCATTCCCAAGAAGGAATCTACATTCAGGCGTTGTTCCCTAGCTTCCGCAATTGCTGTCTCCAGTTCGGAAACTCTTGTTTCCAATTGCTTCTGCTCGGTTTTGTAGGTTGCGGGCATTCGGGAAAAACGGTCGTCGGATATTTTCCCGTCGAGGTTATCCTCGTAGAGCCGTTGCATGATACTATCCAGTTTCTTGATGCGCTCTTTCGCCTGAACAAGTTCCTTATTGCTGCTGCGCATCAGACGATTGGGCTCATTTTCGTTCTGCTTCGTGACCAGTTCTACAAATTCCGTTTCATGGGAACGTGCATAAGCCGTAATGCTCTTTAATTGCCGAAGCAGGATCTCTTCCACCTAGACATTGTGAATTTGGTGGGGAGAACACAGCCCTTGCCCCTTTCGGTAGGATGCACAGGTGAAGTACTCTTGTTCGTGTTTCCAGCCCCTCGATCCGACTTGGTACAGTTTGGCTCCGCAGTCGGCGCAGAACAGCATTCCGGATAGCATCGGCATCTCACCGATCGGAGTAAGTCTCCTGCGCCCGTCCCGAATACGCTGGACGATATCTAATGTTTCCTGATCGATGATCGGTTGGTGGGTATTCTCAAAGATCGACCATTCGGAAGGATCATTCCACACGGTCTTTTTGCACTTGAAGGACTTCCTCCTTGTACGGAAATTGACCGTATGGCCCAAGTATTCGGGCTCCATCAGTAGGTCGGCTATGGTGCGTTGCTGCCAGAAGCCGGGCTGTTCCGACTGCTTTGCGGGCGTCTTGATCCCAAGCGTATGCATATGTTCGGAGGGTGTCGGAATGCCACGGCGCATCAGTTCTTTCGAGATCTGCGATGGGTCTTTTCCGGCAACGCACATTTTAAACATCTCCTGTACTACCGGTGCTGCCTCCGGGTCTATGATCCAATGGTGTTTGTCATTGGGGTCTTTCAGATAGCCGTAAGGCGGATTGGTAGTCAGCGGTTTACCGGAATTCCCTTTAGCTCGGAATACAGCCTTGACTTTCTTGCTGGTGTCTTTGGCATAGAACTCGTTGAAAATGTTGATGAACGGCGTCATGTCGTTGTCCACCTGATTGGCACTGTCTACACCGTTGTTGATGGCGATGAAGCGGATATCGTTGTTTGGAAACACCATCTCCGTGTACATACCTACCTGGAGATAGTCCCTTCCCAACCGGCTCATATCCTTCACGATGATGGTGCCGATACGCCCTTCGTCGATCATGCCGAGCAGGCGTTGCCAGTCAGGACAATCAAAATTTGTTCCGCTGTAACCATCGTCGGCTGCTGTATAATGAGGACTAATAATTTCACGCCGTACAGGATTCGCGGCGCAGGGTCTCCATTAGCTCCTTGATTTCATCGGCAAGGTTCAGTTGAATATCCATATACCCATCCGGATAGATGGTAACGGACTTCAACAGTTCATCGGAGATTTCCCTTGTCAAAGCCGTAATACCGGCGTAGCTTTTGAACTTCTCGATCAAGGTGTTGCTGCTTCCATCATCAGAGCTTGCTTTTCGCTCCAGTTCAGAGATTGTGCGTGATATTTCCTCCATCCGAGCCGTAATGCTTTTCTTCTGCGCGGCAAAACTCTCACGGGAAAGCTCACCCTCCACCAACTGCTCATAAAGGTCTTGCAGCCGTTTGTCGAGCTGCGCCTTTTTGCTTTGGAGCGATTGAAGCTGTCTCTGTGCCTGCTTCCGATCAAGCAGTCTCTGGTTCTGCCTTGCTATTAACAGCCGGTCAATGCTGACCGCATATTGCGCGTACACCTGAATCGTATCCATCACAGCGTCCAGAATATCAGCCTCCGGCACTTTTTCATCTGGACAGTCAAATCTGGTATTCAGCCTTCTTGTTCCACAGGAATACGATGCGTTTTTCCTGCCGTCCCGTTTCATAACATGACCGCAGACGCCACAGATTACTTTCCTCTTTAGCGGCTTGTCGCTGTCAGTCGGTGATGCACACTCTCGAAACTCTCTCATGCAAGCCTGCGCCGCTTCAAACAATGCTTCTGATACAATCGCTTCATGCATGTCGGAGACAACGATCCAGTCATTGCGGGAGATTTTTACCGTGTGGGTACTGCCCACAGCGTCCCGAACCCGTTTGCCGAACACTACCTTGCCGATATACCGTTCGTCCCGCAGAAACTTTCCAACCAAATTGGCCGTCCAGAAATTGTCTTCCTGAATGCTTCGCCACGGCGTTCTTGTGCAGCCCGCATCAATCTTGTAGTTTTTCGGAGAAATAACACCGTCTCCATTGAGCTCTGCGGCGATTTCCCATGTCTTTAGCCCGTCCGCCGCTCTTTGAAAAATGCGCCGAATCACGGAGGCAGCTTCCTCGTCCACAAGCAGATGATTCTTGTCCTCCGGGTCTTTTATATATCCATACGGAGCGTATGGACTGAGAAACGCGCCGCGTTCCGCTCTCGCTTTTCTCGCACTTCTCACCTTGCGGGAGAGATCGCGGCTGTACAGGTCATAAATCAGCGTCCGAAACGATGTATCAAGGCTGTCTATGTCCTGCGGGTTGATGCTGTCAAAGCCGTCATTGACGGATATAAAGCGCACTCCGAGGAACGGGAACACGCGGGAGATGTAGTCTCCGACGGTGATGTAATCACGCCCGAAGCGGGAGAGGTCTTTGACCACAATGCAGTTGATCTTCCCGCGCTTTACCTGCTCTAAAAGCTCTTTTATTGCGGGCCGCTCGAAATTCGTACCACTCCAACCGTCATCACAAAATTCCAATATTTCAGAGCCGGATAAATCCGCATGAGCGCTTACATAATCCCGAAGGAGACGGCGCTGATTGGATATGCTTTCGGATTCGTCTTTTTCGCCGGTTTTTAAGTCAACGTCTTCGCTTGAAATACGAAGATAAATTGCGGTAGTCATGCGCCATTCTCCTTTCCCTCAAGATATGTACAAAGCGCTCTGTATTCGTCACGGTAGCGGAAGACGGTCTCAATATTGCTGTTCCCGTCAACATACACACGATCTATAAGTGCCTGCGCCATTTCCTTTGTAAGAGTATTCTCGCCTTTGAAACTTCCGAACGCCGTCAGAAAGCGATTTTCCGGCGTGTGCTCGGATTCTTCCGCCTGCTGCCGGGTGAGAGCTTCAATCAGCCGTTCCGCTTCCTCCGCTTCGGCCCTGTAACGGCTTTTCAGCGTTATATACTCCTGTTCAGTCATGAGCTTATCCACATAGTTTTGATACAGGCTGTCATACAGATTGTTATAGCGCTTGAGCGCTTTCTTTGCACTGTCCAGCCGCCCTTGCAAATCGGCTGTCCGCTTTCTGTGTTTGGGAGAACTGTTTACCCTGCGCACAAGCTCGTCCATATCTGCGGCAAGCTCAATCTGTGTTTGGATAGCCTGCATGAGCATGGGGATCAGCGCATCTTCACGGATGTTCTTCTTCGGGCAGCTCGTTATATCGTTTGAATGCGTCTGACAGATGAAGGTGTACCACAGCTTCTTGTTATGGCTCACATTCTTGTATCGTACCAGCGGGCGCTTGCAGTCTGCGCAGTATATCAGTCCTTTGAGGATGTTTTCGGTCGTTTCCAGATAGCTGAATCTTCCGAGGTTTTCAAAGTATTCCGCATTTTTGCGTCGGGCAAGCTCCTGCACCTTATCGAATGTCTCCCGGTCGATCAGCGGCTCGTGGGTGTTTTCCACGACGACCCATTCCTCTCGTGGCTTCTTGTATTGCCCCCGGTTTTCGTAAAAGGACTGCCGCTTCTTTCCCTGCACCATGTGTCCGATGTACACCTGCCGGGACAGGATGTTCTTTACCGTCTGAACATACCAGCTCACGCCGTTATACTTTTCCGTCTTACACACGCCGGTATTGTAGAGATAGGCGGAAGGAGACGGGATGCCGGAATCGTTGAGCTTCTTTGCTATCCGTGTAACGCTCATACCATCGACGCGCCACTGAAATATCTGCCGCACGATGGGAGCTGTCGCTTCATCCGGCTCCAGCTTATGCGGATCATCCGCACATTTACGGTATCCGTAGGGAGCCCATGCGCCTATAAAATCTCCGTTTTTCTGCTTGGTTGCCAAAGCGGAGCCTGACTTTTTGGAAATATCCTTGCTGTAAACCTCGTTGATAAGGTTCTTCAGCGGAACGAGATAACCGTCCGCGCCTCGCTCTGCGGTGAGCGTGTCAAAGCCGTCGTTGACGGCAATGAAGCGTACTCCGAGGAACGGGAAAATACGCTCAAGATAGTTGCCCGTCTCCTTGTAATTACGCCCGAAGCGCGAGAGGTCTTTGACCACAATGCAGTCCACTTCACCGTGCTTGACCGCTTCCATGAGCTTCTCAAACTCTGGGCGCTCGAAGTCCGTACCTGTTCGCCCGTTATCGCAGAACAGGCCGTATAGCGAAAGAGACTTCTCGTTTTCTATGAAATGAAGCAGCAGGTTTTTCTGTCCTTCAATGGTATCCGCGCCGGGTTTGCCGCTGTCCTCTACGGAAAGGCGGACATAGGCGGCAGTGCGGTATTGCTTCTGCGC